CTTGGGATGAGCCAAAGCAGCGCGCAACTGGCGCAACTCGAACGGACGCGCTGCTCGCGCTGACTGCCGCACTGGAGTCACGTGACTGACCTCGCACCAGTCCTCACGGGCTGCCACGTCTGCCGCAGCCCTCTGGTCGACACCATCAACAAGAAGATGAAAGACCAGATCCCAGACAAGGTCATCTCGGCATGGCTCAAGGATGCTGGGCACTACGTCAGCCGAATCACCCTTGGCAAGCACAAGCGTGAGCACCTCACTGATCCGCACGAGCGTGCCAGGATCGAAGCCACCAGGGTCATGAAGAAGCAGCAGAGCACGCTCAAGGTGACTGGCGATCTCGCCAGCCTTGTTCGCGACTACGTCCACACTGCCGTCCAGGAAGGCGTCATGACGCCAACACTAGCCGAGGGCTTGCGAGCGCAGGAAATGATCGACCGACGTCAGGAGAAGGGCGCAGACCGAGAAGTCGCCCTTACGCTCGCCGCGATTCTCGGTGGAGGCGACGCCAGGTTCCAGGTACTAGAAGCAAAGCAGGTCGAAGCCATAGAGGTCGGGGAAGAGGAATGATTGCGGTACGCACTTTCTTTAAGTCTACTTCTACTCGTAAGCCTCGCGCTTCCAAGGTTCGTTCTAGCGAACCAGCAGGAGATCTGGTGCGGGGGAACGAATCCGTACACGGGGGAATGGAAACTATGGGGTCCATTCTGGTGGGCAGACGAACCCGATCCTTGGACGCAGATCTGTCTGCCGAATCGACCGTGGGACCCAACTCCAGTGGAGCCGACCCCATCGCCGAGCGAGAGTGCGGAGCCTAGCGTTGAGCCGACACCGAGCCCTACACCCGAGCCAACGCCCGAGCCGACGCCACCGACGACGCCAGAGCCGACTCCTGATCCTACGACAGAGCAAACTCCAGAGCCAACGCCTACTCCGACTGAGAGTCCGAGCCCAACTCCGACTCCTCGGCCAACGGTAGCGCCAACTCCACCACCTCCGCCTCCGTCGCCAACGGAGCCGCCACCCACACCAACGGAACCGCCACCAACGCCAACGGAGCCACCTCCATCCCCAGTGGCTCCGCCCCCTGATCCAGTAGCAGCAATCTCAGAGAGCATCGGACAGGCCGTTGCAGCGATCACTAATCTAGGAAAAGATCTCTCGGTCGAGGAGAAGGAAAAGGCAGCACCAGTCGCGGTGGCAATCATCGTAGGCCAGGTAGCCCAAGCAGCAGCGGCTGCTGTCGCAGCCTCGAGCACAGGGAGAAAGAAATGATTTCACGCATCATTAATGATCTAGTCGGTGGGTCATGGACGATCCTCGGACTTCTCTTCGCAGTCGTGGTGCTCCCAGAGGGCCAGACCCAGAGCACGATGGCAGCGATCTTTACGGGCCTCACAGTCGTTTGGCTGGTGACTGGCCCACTTCGATGGAAGGATTAAGCAATGCAGTATCGGGTCAAGTCGCAACTCTATTCCGACGCAGAGGCGCAACTAAAGGGCGGCAAGCAGATCCTTGATGACTGCACCTGGTCATCCTGTGCCGCCGCAGTCTCGTGGGCTTCTGGCTACACGGTCGACTACAGCGCCGCTGACGGTGTAGCAGCAATGAAGAAGGTCACTGGCCGCAAGGATATTCAGGGCAAGTCCGACAACGGCGGCTCTCTGCCTGAGGCTGCGAAGGTCATCGCGCACCTAGGTGGCAAGGCTCGATACGCCAAGTCGTGGGCTGATGCAGTCGCGGCAGCCAAGGCTGGCGCTGCTCTACAGATTTGGGTGCAGCAGCCAGTCGGCTACCCAGCAGGCGTACCAATCAGCAAGTGGCACGACGGATGGCGACGATACTGGACGAAGAAAGACGCTAAGAAGATTACCGACGGCTACGGCCATATGACTTCCGCTGGCTGGTGTGCAGACCACGGCTGGCAGTGGGCGTGCCCCACGCGCGACGAGAAGGTCGCCGCTGAGAAGTACGGCGTGCCAGTGACCGAAGAGCAACTCCGCCAGATCGCCAGCAGCAAGTCCAAGGCAAAGAAGGCTGGCGTTGACTACAAGTGCATCCTGATCGTCACCCACCCAGGCAAGGCCGTCGCGCCAGCCCCAGTGGCTGCTCCAGTAGTGGCTCCTGTCCCAGTAGTTGTTCCTGCTCCAGTGGTCGCGCAGGTAGCCCCCACAATCAACGTAGAGGCACCTAGGAAGCCCGTAGAGGCTCGAAAAGTAGAATCTGGTACTAAGAGACCATCCGAACTAGATTTGGCCGTAAAGGCCCTGGAAAAGGCGGATTGGGCATCAATCGGAGCAAAGGGTCTGGCTCTGGCAGGAAACGCGGCTGAGGCCGCTAAGAAGGAGAAGACCATCATGGGTAAGATTGGCGCATGGTTCAAGTACATCACAGACAATAGCAAGATTGACGAGATGCTGCTCGATGCAGTTCGGACGTTCCTCACCGTGTCGATCTCGGTCGCACTTGGTTTGGGCATCCCCCTGCTTGACATTAATGGCGGCGACTTCCGAACGATCATCAGCGCAGGCCTTGCGTCTGCCCTCCAGATCGTCGTGAAGGCCCTTGATCCTAACTCGACAGAGTACGGCGTCCAGAAGAAGAAGTAATGTCCGACGCGTGGGTCTATGTCGGCGGGACATTTGACCTCTTCCATTATGGACACGCAAAGTTCCTCGAGCAGTGCAGCAAGCACGGCAAGGTCATCGTCTCGCTCAACACAGATGACTTTGCTTCCCGCTACAAGCGAGAACCAGTACTCTCCATCGGTGAGCGCATCGAGTCGCTTCGATCCTGCAAATGGGTCAGCGACATCTGCGTCAACATTGGGGACGAAGACAGCGGCAGGACAATCGAAGGCCTAGGCGACAAGAACATTAAATTCATCGCCCACGGAGACGACTGGTCTGGGGATTCCCTGCTAGAGCAGTTGGGCATCGACCAGGACTGGCTGGAGAGTAAGGGCATCAAGATGCTCTACGTCCCATACACGGCTGGCATCTCCACCAGCGAGATTATCAAGAGGGTCCAAAGTTGAAACTCGCAGTCATCATGACGATGTACAAGCGGCACGACAAGACGCTCCCGCTGCTTGATCGAGTGCTCAACTCCACCAAGGCCCCAGACGAACTCTGGATCATGTGCGAGGATGAGGATGACGTTTTTGTCGCCGAAGAGTCGCTGAAGGAACTGGGCAGGGATGACATCAAGCCAATTCTCTGCCAAACCCCACGGAACGGCGAGCGCTACGCTCTAATCCCCTACTCCAACAAGATCAACTACGCGCTGGACCGCACCGAGGCCGACGCCATCGTCTACGTAGACAATGGGTCCATGCCATCAGAGCGTAAGTTCGAGGTTATGCTCCAGGCGCTAGTTGACAATCCCGATTGGGGTGCTGTATACTGTACGCAGCAGCGTACAGGGTATCGAGAAGAAACCCATGGTGCCGACAAAGTCGTCCAGAATGGACACGGCATCCTGAACTATACGCAAGTCATGCACCGACCAACCACTGCGCGTTGGACCACGGACACGCGACATGCCAATCCAGATCTTGCAGATGCTATTTTCTGGCAAGACCTCGGAGGCCCGTTCTACCCAGTAGACGAAACAAACATTCATGATGTTCATCATATGAACTCGGCTTCCGCCGAAGGAGTTATCTAATGCCAAAGAGCGCCGCATGGCAACGTAAAGAAGGCAAAAACCCAAAGGGCGGTCTCAACGCCAAGGGCCGCGCTTCTTACAAGGCGCAGACTGGTGGCACGTTGAAGGCGCCAGTCAAGAGCGGGGACAACCCGCGACGTGCTTCTTTCCTCGCCCGCATGGGCGGAATGCCTGGTCCAGAGCGTGACGAGAAGGGTCGTCCGACACGCCTGCTCCTAAGCCTTAAGGCTTGGGGCGCCAGCAGCAAGGCGGATGCCCGCGCTAAGGCAGCCGCGATCAGCAAGCGCAACAAGGATTGAAGCAGGTCGACAGCGCAATTGCCTTTGACCTCGCACGAGGTCGTGGAGACATCGAGTTCTTCGCAGAACGTTGGCTCGGCATCAAGGGAAACCCTGGTCAGGTAGAATGGTGGAAAGCCTGCGCCGACCGCGACGAGAGCGGGTTCAGGCCGAAGTACATCACCACGGTGGTGTCGGCAGGTAACCGAGCAGGTAAGACGCTTGCGATGGCTGTAGTCTGCTTCCATCACGCGCTCTACAAGTTGGGGCTGGCTAATCCTACCCCAGGCGACATGGAGTCAGCGCGGCGTTGGACAGATACCCCATACGAGTGGTACCATGTTGGCATCCAGCAGGAGACCGCAGAGTTGGTCTTCCGAGAGATCGAGACGATCCTCAATGGTGCCCACCCAGCCCAGAAGGGCCGTGGATGTCCTATCATCAAAGAACTCGGCAAGATCGTCGAGACCACCAAGAAGTATCGCGGTGAGTATCCGTGGATTAAGTTTAACTCCGTCGTAGGCGGGGCGAACATCCACTTCCGAACCACGCAGGATCGAGCCAAGGCTCTCCTCGGTAAGGACATGAACGGCATCTCGTTCGACGAGGCGGCGTTCGAGCCTCACTTGCTGATGATCTACCAAGAGGTACTCAACCTCCGACGACTCTCCACTGGCGGACCGCTCCACTTCATTGGGACGCCAACCGAGGGAATCAACGACTACTCCGACCTCTGGGAAAAAGGTAACCCAGAGAATCCAGAGAAGGACGAGAAGTTCATCTCCTTCCGACTCTCGACTCGGTCCAACATTGGGTACGGCCTAACGCAAGAAAACTTCGACGACGTTGTTCGGCAACAGGCTCCCTACCTAATCCCACAAAACATTGACGGTTACTTCATCGAAGCCAGGGATTCATTCTTCTGGTCGGTGTCAGTGCAAGCAGCATTTAGGAACGAAGTCGAAGAGCAAGGCCCGAAGCGCCACCATCGGTACGTCCAGGGCGTTGACCCTGGTATTTCACATGACGCAACCTGGGCCATTACGCTCGACACTACGGACCGCCAGCACATGACTGGTACCCGCGTCCGCAAGCGCGGAGGCAAGCAGAGCATCTCAGCCGTGGTCAACATGGTACGAGAAGGACATCTGCTCTACAACGAAGATGGTGCGTCGGCAACGACCATCGTTGACTCGACTGGACTGGGCGGACGCCTCTTCCAGCAAGAGTTCAGCATCATCAGGCCGATCCGAGGTTTTGACTTCGGCGGCACAAAGTCCAAGAAGGTCGAACTTCTAAACGACCTGAAGGCAGTGATCGATAAGGGTCAGATCAGTTTCCCTGTGGGGGGCGCGTGGGACGAGTTGCGAAGGCAACTTCTCGCGTACAAACTAGACGATAAAAAGTTGGAACAGGACGCAGTGATGGCACTGGCAATCGCTGTACGTCATGCAATCCGCAACCCAGAGAAGCCCGTGAACGACCCAGTGTTCACATATTTTGGAGTGAGTGACTAATGGCTGAAAAAGTACGAAAGATCCCCGCAGCGTTCGAAGGAACGCGGGCGATCCCAGCACAGTACACGACCGACCCAGATATTGCGACGCCAGAGCAGATCGCCTCTATTGGCACTGCCACCGACAAGGCACGCAAACTAGCGAAGGGCCAGGTCATTGTTACAGCCCAGCCGAAGAGCAAGCCGTTGGCGACCGCGCCAGTTGGCACTTCGGCAACCCGACGCGCCCTGCGTTCGGCACGCACCCTCAGCAACGCTGGTGTCCAGAGCGGCACTGAGCGCGGCATTGCGGATCCATCACTCACCGTTCGCAACCGTGCTGCAACCAAGATCAAGCCAAACATCGAGCGCCTCACCCTTGGAGAGAAGAACTCCATTAAGATGCTCGAGTCCTCGCTTACTGGTCGAGCGGAGAACCCAGGCGAGAACGAGGAACTCCTCCTCCTCCAGGAGATCCTTGGTCGCAAGCAGATGGTCGAGCCAGAGCAGAATCGTCTCCGCTCGCTCTTCCGACGCATGGACAACCTCTACCACCCAGAGACCATGACCCTCGGTGGTGCAGACCACTGGGCAGAGGATCCAAGCGCACGCCTTGCTGGCCGCGCCCACGTCTCGGTCAACATCCACCACGCCTACGTCCAGATCCCTGCTGCCATTCAGGCAGTGCGTCCAGTCATCAACTACATCGCCACTGGCCCAACGCCAGAGGAGCGACAGACTGCGCAACTCCGAGAGCGACTTTACTTCCGCTGGTGGGATGCCAACGACATGGACCTTACCCACGAGCATGCCGCACTCCTCAAGGAGTTGTACGGACACACGGCAGCCAAGGTCTACTGGGATCCAGTTGCTGACCTGCCAAAGGTTTCGATCATCGAGCGCCCAGAAAACCTCTACCTCGGCTTCGGATCAAGCGACTACAATCGCCTAGATTGGGCCATCTACACCTACGGCATGTCGCCGCAGTCTGTACAGGAAGATTACGGCGTTGAAGTCATTCCTGTGAAGCAGGGAGAGAAGTGGTTCCCATACACCACTCGTGGCACACACGCCGATCCAATCGGCAACGTTTGGATGAACAGTTTTGAGCGAAACCCACTTCGACGAGAGTCTGCCTACGAGCAGATGCAGATCGAGGTGTATGACTATTGGTACAAGGTGCCGACCAAGCCTGGCGATGCGCCGCTTGTGTACAACGCCATCTTCGTTGGCAACACGCTTGTTAAGAACGATCCACATCCTGAGTACCAGGGACAGATCCCGTACATTCACCTTCCAAACGGCAAGATCCCTGGCAGCCCATACGGCAAGCCAGCCCTCTACGACGCCGAACAACTCCTTCGCGAGAAGGACGAGCGGATCACTGCCATGGCGCAGATGATCCAATCCGTTGTCGGTGGACAGATGTGGCAGTTGGTCGGTGCCGAGGCGCCTGACGAGGTTCCTGCTAATGCGCTGCCAAAGCCTGGACGCGTCGCCACACCTGGCCCTGGCAACGAACTCCGCGCCATCCAGCCGTTCATTCCTAACTTCCAGATCGAGCAGTACATTGGGCGCATCGACCGCGAACTCGCGGTTGCTACGGGCCTCAATGACCTGCTCCTCGGTCTGGCGCCGTCGCAGGTGCTCGGTTCGTCCCGAGCCATCGCTGCGCTCATTGCTAACTACGAGGCACGCCTCGCTCCGAAGCGCAAGGTCTTCTACTCCTGGATGCGCCAGGTCTGGGAGATGTGCGCACGTATCTGGGAAGTCAAAGACCCAGCGGTCAGGGAGATCATTGACGGCGAATACCGCATTGAGATCGTTGCCCCTGAGTTGACCCCTCGCGATACGCTTGAACTTGCTTCGACCGCGATCAACCTTGTTCAGAACCGAATCTGGAGCGCTGAGCGTGCTATGGATCGCGTGGGCGTGGAAGATCCAGTCGGCGAGAAGGAACTCATCCGTGACGAGCAGACTGACGCAACGCTCAACCCGAGCGCTGTGGCCACGATGGCTCAGGTCATGAACATGATGAAGCAGATGCAGATGCAGGAACAGCAGATGCAAGCACAGATGGGCGCCGCAAGCGACCAAATGGCGCAGGCTCAGAACGCTTCCCGCACGCAGAACCCGCCAGTCCCTGGAAGCCAGGCTCTAAACCAGCCAGAAAACCAGCAGCAGGCGCCAGCCGAGTCGCTACCAGCGAACGCGGCGGCTCCTGGTGAGCAGAATCTTCTCCCCGCTCCAACGGGGACCAATGAGGTACCCGCCTAATGGCACGACGAGGACGATTCACCAATCCTAACGCTGGCGGTCAGAACCTTAGTTCCCTAATCGTTTCGCTCCTTCGCGAACGAAAGAACGCTGAGGAGCAGTTGCTGCTAGAAAGATTCCGCAACAAGGAAGTTAGCGCGGAAGAGGTCCAGGCATTCTACGATAACTGGGCGTCTACTTCTGGCTTCACTGAGGGTACGCTCGAGTTTGATCAGTTGAACCAGCGCAAGAAGAACGCGTACGATACTGGTATCAAGTACCGATACGACGAATTGCTTGCAGAGTTTAACAGCAACGGCGGAAAAAATTACTCGGAGTTGATGGACTTCCTCAACGGAACAGCCCAAACGGTCAACGACAAGAATAACGCCCAGCAATACTTGGACCTGCGCAAGAGCATTACGAACAACTTCATCAACGAGGCATCAAGCCAGTTGCAAATGGGCCAGATGACGATTGATGAGTTTAGGTCGCAAGTTGACGCTGGAATTAACTCATCCTTTGCCAAGGGTTCCAAGGAGTACAACGACTCTAAGTACGCAGCCTTTGTTGCTGAATACAACGGAGAGTACACCAAGTACCAGAACCGAATCAAGGCTGGAAAGAGCGGAGCATACTCTGGCTTTGTTAACTTCCTAAACCAGATGAAGAGCCGAATGTCCACAGAGGGCATTGGTGGGGAACTTCTTACGCGAATTGACGCGGATATTGTTTCGACCAGGGCATCTGGCGCTGCCGCTGCTGGCGGAGCACAAGTTGACAGGGTACTTAAGTCACAGGGAATCCTTTCGGAACTATACGCAGAGGCCTTGTCGACAAGTGGAATTATGGGGGCAGAGTTGACTGCCGAAGACATTGCTGCTGGGAAAACCTACTCAATCGCTAACATTGCAAATAATCCAGGCGCACTAGAGACCTGGATTACCATGATCGAGAATGGCACTGCTCAGATTGACGCAGAATTGGCAAAAAAGTACGACATTGACAGCCCAGACGACATTCGCAGAATTCTGGACGTTGAAGTACGAAGTATCGAAGTTGCTGGCGCTGCCGCAAATCGCCTAAACCCTACTGAGAATAACGCAGCATGGGCATCACTTGGCAAGACCCTTTCCCGAACGATTGGTAGCAGAACCCTAGTTGACGATGTCTCCGAGGGGATGAACCAGTACGCATCAGACCTCCAGAGGGCTGGTGCATCTGGTGACGACATTGCTATTGCACGAGCAACCAGCGAATGGCAGAAGTTCTTGGCTGGTCAGAAGTCAGCGTATGGAGAACTCCAGGGAGATGCAAACCGAGGCCTTACTGGTCGTCAGGTTCTTGACGAGCAACTTGCGACCTACGGCGTATACGGAACTGCCTTTAAGGCTGCATTGTCCAATACCGAAAAGGGAATCGCTGGGAACGTTCTTGGAGTTGGTGACCAGACGCTAGAGGACTTCTTCCAGGTGCCTGCTGGGTTTAGCGGCGATGGCGTAGTGACATTCGGTGCAACCTACTCCAACGGAAGCATCCCAGAAACACTAAGGAACTACGACGACCTAGTAAGCGGACGTAAGGTTCAGGTAGTCACAAGGAACCCACAGACTGGTACCGTTACTAAGGTAACAACTGACCCGATTGCTGTTGGTCCAAGTGGAAGACTTGGTAACACTCAGATTGCAAGCAAGGATGGCGGATACCTTTCGGTCATTGCGTACGTTGACGGGCCAAACGGAGAAAGAGTTCCAGTTATTCAATCTATTAAAGCAAGTGGTACAATTCAAACTGCTGCTGGTACGGCAACCACAACGTGGGGATACCAGTACGAAATGGAAAGCGGCAAGGTAGTTTACGTCTCTACCAGTGGTCAGGCGTATGACGAGAATCCATTTGACAAACCGCCAAGGCTTCTGGAGGGCGGCGTTTACTTTGTCGAGGGCGGAACCTCTGGTGGCGCTCAACCGCTGAAGTCAGCACCATCAATTGACATCAACTCGGCTCTGAATGGCGCCGATCCAAAGTCGTTTTACGCACTGAACCAAATTGCCGAAGGACTTACCAAACTAGTCGGAGAAAACTCTGAATGGTTGCAGACTCTTGGCGCTGTTGACCGAGCAAACATTGTTGGTGAGATTGGCCAGATCGAATCAAAAGCCAAAGAGGCCCAACTTAATAGCACACAGATTCTTCTTAGGAATGCTACGCGACAGGGAGCAGACTCTAATTATATCCGTAGCCTACAGGCACAAATTGTCGAACTGAAAACTGGTGGTTCCCAGGTAACCCAGTTTAATCTTGTTCGGGAAAATTCCCAGAGTTACGAAGAGATTGAGCCAGGTCTCTACAAGTTGCGACAGCCAACTGGACCAGGGGGAAGTGTTGGTGGATACGCTCTTGGGTTTGGCCAAGACTACAATATCGACGAGCAGGGAAGGGAACTTCCAGATGTTGTCGACATCAGAATTCAGGCTCCAAAGCCAACCCCAGGAATTACGGGTGCTGGATATTCACCATATCTTGCTAACGCTATGGCTTTGCAAGGTTACAAACCTGGAACCCAGAAGTCACCAGACTTCTTTAGGAATACTCCAGCAGCAGCGCCAGTCAATTCTTCGTACCTGGCATTGGCTGGATATGCTGGGGGAGCGCCAACAACTCCAACCGCTACGGCACCAGCGCCAATTGTTCCAGCGGCTATGACTCCGTTCGTTGCCGATGATCGAGAGGCTAGGCGAGCACTAATTGCCCAACAGAGCCAGACAACGCCGCCGCCACCAACAGTTAAGCCATTCCGTATTGGAGGTCGCTAATGCCAATTAAGGGTCTAGGACCATCATCTCAGGCTTCGGTCGGCCCACAGGCTGACGTACCAACGAGGCCGCTGGGTGGAGCAGCATCAAACCTGTCCACGATGGGCAAGTTTAACCTAGACATTACAAAGCCAGCCGAAAGCCTTGGCGGTACTGCCGAGGGATTTGCTGGTGGCATTCAGGCTGTCGGAAAGGCTGTGGTCAGCGTTGTCGAAAACATTCCAATTGCTGGTCTTGTTACAAAGCCAGTAATTGGCGCCGTGGGTGCGGTTGCTGACGCAACTGTAGGTCAGGTCGTCAAGGGAATCTCATCTGGTCCAATCGGCAAGGCTGCAAATGACGCCGCTGGTTTTGCGTTTAATGTAGCAACTCTTCCGCTACAGGGTGCCCTTAAGGTACTTACCGTGCCAGGACAGGAACTCGCGAAAAAGGCCATGGAGGCCCGAATTAAGTCCACCGCTATGGGCAAGAAGGACATCGCAACGTTCCTTTGGTCCGAGGCTCCAAGGGACGCGATTCGTCGGTATAAAGATGGTGAGTCAGCAGAAGATATTGCTGCCGACTACGTTGGCCAGTTTGGTATTGGTGAAGCAAGTAAGGGAGCCTACAGCCAGGATGCGCTGGCTAACTTCCTGTGGACTATGTTGCTAGACCCAATTAACATTGTTCCAATCACTAAGCCATTCACTGTTGGAGCCAAGGCCGCTCGTCTTTCTGCCGCTGGTGTAGATGGGCTTAATGCCGCAGCGAAGATCGCCAAACAGGATGCTTCCGCAGCACTTAAACTGGGGAACAAGGAACTTGCAAAGAGGCTAACTTCAGAGGCTACACTCCGAGCAGAGGAAGCCGTCTTCCTGCAAAAGTACGACTGGGCTGGAAAGATGTACACCGCAACCTGGGGCAAAGTTGCAGATAAGTGGTCTCAGGTGACTGGCGGTCGACTGAGCAAAGAACTTGCACAGCAGCCAGAGCGAATCGTCGGTGGCAAGGCAACCACTGCAATGCTTGACGAACTTACCGCCACCACTGGAAAGCAGAACGTAGATGAGGCACTGGGAAACGCCGTCCTAACCACCGTCAACGCAAACAAGGCAGCCGTAGCCGAAACGCTTGTAAGCACGCAGCGAAACGTCTGGCGTGCCTCCAGCCAGAACCTCGTCAAGACCCTGTACGCCGCTATTGGAACTGGGTCGAAGGGCGCTGACTCGCTTCTTGCCGTCCAGTACGGCAGCGAGAGGACCATTAAGGACTTCCTCACTGACCTTGGATACTCCAGCGCAGACCAGGCTCGGATCGTCACCGCTGTGGAGAATGCCTACACTCCAACCGTTAAGGCATTCTATGGCAGCGACGCTGTTGCCAAAGTTTATAGCGAACTAACCGATGTTATGTCCCGAATCGACGTGAAGGCTCGACCAGACTTCTACGTCAATGCCGCCGAGGCGCTTGGTAAGTCCAACCTTCGCTATGCCGTTGACGCTGGCGTTGAACTCATCCAGCGAAACAAGTTGAACCTCATCCGCTTTGCAGGAGACGAGACACAGTTCGTCGACTACCTAAGCCGAACGTTGCAGTTCGGTTTCAGGGTTTCCGCCGACAAAGCCCAGGAGATTGCACGAAATCAGTGGGCAAAGAACGCTGGAAATACCAGAGACCTTCTGAATCTTCTCGAGACTGGTCGCATGGCTGCGTTCGGTCGCTCGATGCGCGAGATTGCGCTGGAGCGCGCCAAGGAGTCCGACGGGCTTGCTGCTATTGAGAAGGCCGCCGCTGGGCGACACGAGGCTGTGGCAAAAGCGTACTTCCCAGAACTTTCAGGAGAAGAAGCGATTGCCGTCGGTAAACTGTTTGACCAAGTGGCGATTACTGGCGCGGCTCGAGAAGGCTTGACGCCCAACCAGTGGTACGCCAAGTACACCTATGGTGTCTCTGGACTGAGCGAAACAGATGCTGCCGTATCGCTCGTCGACGAACTCTACAGCACAACGGAGTTGACTAAGGCCGCGTTCAGGGAGGCAAAGACCCCTGCCGAGATCCTTGAAGTTGCAAAAACGATTAAACCAACCAAGCGCATGGTTGATGCTGGTCTTGGTGGCCAGTTGGCAGTTGAAACGGTTGATACGGCCAAGGGAGCATTTGCTCTCCCTGGAGGAACTGCCGCACTCGACGATCTAACGCCGTACAACATCATTGACGAGGTCGTTATCGCCTCGCAACCTTACGAAATCATTGAGGCCTTGCCTGGAGACATTCGGGTAAAAATGCACTTAAAGATGACTGCCTCAAAAAGCATTGACATGTCCGATCCGATTGCCGTGGCAAACAGGGTTGTGTTCTCCTTACTATCACCTCGTCGCAATCTGTCTGGAAACGCTGCCGTATATCAGGCTCTACGAATTCGTAACGCGGATGATCTTGCAGCATTTGTCGAAAGGTATGGCAACGATGTTAAGAATCTTCCAAACCTCGACGCTGGAGCATCTGCTCGACTTGGCAAGAGGATTGCCGAGGACTTTGGCTTCGACATGGGAGCAAAAGATGGAGATGTGACTGGGATTATCTCCCACTTGTCTGACGCCGCAAGAGTCCTAGTTCTTGCAAAAGAAAACCCTGAATTCTTCCTAATTAAAAATGGCGAAAGCCTAACCCAATTTGCCGAAAGGTTGACACTTCTTAATGGCGTGCAACTTAAGGTCGGATCGTTTGCTGTAGAGTTGATGCGAGCATCCGACGCAGCAGTCGGCGCTATTGATGCCCAGATGTCTGGTGGTGTTCTTAAATGGGCTATGGACAACGGTATTGACGGTAACCTTATCAAGGAACTCCGAGACATCGGTACTAAGGAATCAAATAAATACGCAGACGAACTGGAGTCTCTGATCCCAAGGCTTAAGGCTGGGGAGAACGTGTATGGTCCTAGCGCCAATGGAGCAGAGTCAACTTTGGGACCAAAGACTATTGATGGATCAAACGCCAGTCCATTTACCAAGGCTTCGGTAGGAACACTTCCAAACTGGTCAACTACTAAGGCGACATCTGCAAAAGTTACCTTGCTAGAGGGAAGTTCTTTCAAGGTCATGAACAAGTACGTTAGCATGATGGCAGACCAGTGGTCAACCGTTGGGCGAATTGCAGATAACGGAGAAAGAATCGTTTACACTGGGCTGGACAAGATGTCTGGAGGACAAAAGCAATGGTTTATTTGGGATATTTTCCGAAAGCAGTTGGAGCCACACCAGTGGCTACATCGAGATGCTGATAAGTTGGCAAAGCCAACTATTGATCAGGTTCGGAATGCGATTTCCTCAATTCGTTCTTCTGGTGGGTTCACTACTAAGAGGCAGTTTGATGGCGTAGACCCACGCGTAATGTCCGAGTTCCTTGAGGAGCGCGGCGGTCAGGTACTTGGCAAGGCTAAGTTCTACCGCAACGGAAAGTCAGCAATCGAACTCTTTAAAGGCGCAGACGTCACGACGGCGATCCACGAGATCGGCCACATCGGACGACGACATCTCTCCGATGTTGATCAGCAGGTCGTCCTCGAGGTTTATGGTGCCAAGGGTGGCTGGACCACAGAACTCGAAGAGAAGTTTGCCAAGGACTTTACTAACTACATGTACACTGGACGGGCACCAACGCCTGGCCTAGTCGACCTATTCAGCAAGATCCGTCAGTTCATGGCAGACCTTTGGTCCAAGGTAAGCAAAACCGAGCAGATTCACCCAGAACTGCGTGACGTCTTTGATCGCATGCTGAGCCACAACGGCCCACAGCCGCTGCCAGATGCAGACACGTGGTCGCGCATTACGCTCATCAGCGAGCGAAGCCTAACTCAGAATGCACGAGACGCCGTTTTAAAGCGCGTCGGCATGATCCTTGGCGAGACCGACGGTAGCGAAACGCTCCGCTCGGTCGATGACGCCGCAGTAGATCTGACGCAGCGCATTGACGACGGTGTGGTCGTTCGTGGCGACGGCGCAACGTTCAACCCAATCCGAAACACGGTTCAGGTTGCTGGTAAGGACTTTGGCTTCATGAACTCACCATTCCTGAGTCGAAGCGTTGTCCTGAAGGGTGCAGACCGAGAGCGATTCCTTACGGACAAGGCGTTCCAGAAAGAAGTCCTCGGCAAGTACCTCAAGAGCAACGAGGATCTACTATCACTCGACAACCACTACATCGGGCTTTATGATGACGCCAAGATCGACACGTACTACATCGATGTCTCGATTAAGTACGACAGCGTCCAGGAAGCAATCGAGGCTGGTACTCGAGCGCAGCAGCAGTCGGTATTCAGGCTCAACGACTACGGCAAGTACTTCCTAGACACGCCGCTTGGTCGACTCGGGGCAGAGCGGGAAAACGCAAAGATCACTCGATCCGCACTAGACATCAGCCCTGGCGAGATTGAGAAACTGAGCAAGCCTCGCATGGGTGCTGATCAGTTGGAATCCGCGCTCCGACCAATCGCTGACGAACTTGTCGAGAAGTACGATGACGTTGCTGCGGTCTGGTGGAACAAGGGCGGCTCTGCTGCTGACATCGTTGACTGGGTACGAAACCACCCAGAGATCACCGTACGAGAACTAACGGAGACCGAGGCTCGGCTCTTGCCAGACGGGTTCAAGGCCCGACAGGCTGACATTGCCCTCGGAGGCTACCGATACGGCGTTGCCCCCAAGGGCGGCATCATCGAGCGCACCACTCGTGTGTCCGATGGGTTCGGCGGTACCCGAATCGCAACTTCAGCGCAACCATTCGTCGACCTGCTTGACACGACGGCAATAAACAAGTTGGATGAGGTAACCGCTGGTGTCAATAAGCGTCGCGGATTCCTCGACAAGTTCAGGGACAACATGACTCGCGAGTACGGACCTGACGTGGTCAGGACGAACTACGTCGAGCGATTCGTCACCGACATTACCAAGAAGACCATGATCACCGCACGAGAGGCTGAGATCATCTTGGCCCGCGTCGGCAACCTTGCCGCACGCAAGGAGACCACGATGCGCGGCCTGTGGTTCGAGCGCGATCAGGTACAGACGATTTTCCGCGAGGTGCTCGGTGACGCCGAGTACTTCAAGTACATCGAAAACAATGATCCGCTCACTGACCTCTTCACTGCTGCTGCTGGCGACGTAAGCGTCGTCGGCCTGCTTCCTGGCTTCAGCGGTCGGGCCAAGGCGTGGAAGCCCGTTATGGGCGCGGTCACCGACCGTGCGTTCCCGCTCTTCCGCTTCGGTAAGGGCAACCCGTTCTTCCGCCAGATCCTTGAGCCAATCGAGACCAAGATGATGGGCCTGATCGACAGGATTAAGGCTGATCAGGTCGATGAGTTCCTCGGCGACAAGCCATCGAAGTTGGTCCGCCGAATGACCGAGGACAGCCGATCAGTAACGAACGAGATCGCCGAGTCCGTATTCTATGACCAGGAGAAGGCCGCAGTCGCTGCAATCTCCGCAGTACGCGAGAAGCCAGCATTCAACAATGCCGTGTCTCGAGTGCTCAAGGCAAAGGGCGCGATCAAGGACGGCGTCTGGGCGATCAATAACCCAGAAGAGTACAAGTTGATGATCCGCGACATCATGGCATCCGAGTGGGCCGTGAACGAGATGTACGACCTCCTTAAGAAGGCAATGCCAGAGACATTCGAGCAGTTCGCTGAGGCTGGCCTCACCGACGGTCGAACCGTCATGGCTCGCATCCTTGAGGACGGCATGATCCAGTCTAGCCCAGAGGCATTCGCTGCGGTACTCCGACGCGATGCTGGCCCGACCATCGGGCTATGGGGCAGGGCACTTGCTGAATCTGGCATCCCTGAGTCGAAGGCTCGAGAAATCGCAGCCGCCGCCCACGGTGTCTTCACTGACGCCATGATCCGTGGAACGCGACGTGCCAACAAGTACCAGTTCTTCAGTTCCTACCGCTCATGGTTCGAGCGTTCGATCAACCATCCGTTCCTCGGAATCTACCCGTACTCGTACATGACGCAGAAGGCGATTCCGTGGATGCTCAAGATGATGTTTGCTCCGAAGATCGCTGGACACGTCCGACCTGGATTTGGGTACATCAATGCCATGCGCCTGCAAGAGGCACTCATCGTTGATGCCAACACAGACCGTGGATTCATGACGTCCGTCGCAGAGGCACGACCTTTGTGGTATGCTTTGAACATCATGGTTCCCGCGACGCCCACGAACCTGGGCTTCGCCGCTCCGTACTGGCTACGCAAGGGCGTCCTCGAGCCAGCGCAGCGCAACCAGCCGCTCACGTTTGAGCAACTTTCCAAAGTTCCGCCACTTGTTGGCGAGACCATCATGCGCGGCACCGTGCTCGGTCAAGGTGCTGCACTCCTCGGCGGCGTTGGCGCTCTAGGCAACGCAATAGAGGAAGACCTGAGCGACATCCAGGTTGATGTCAACAGGTTCTTTAATCCGTAAATAAAGTCCCTGGCACTGTGCTGGGGTGGGTTGTAGAAAAGGAGAAATGCTGTGGCTGAAGAAGTCGTGAACAGCACCGAAGTCCAGTCGCCTGAGGTGGCCCCCGAGGTCGCCCCGACCACTGAGAACGAGGGTGACGTCACCACTTGGAAGAAGCGCCTAGCAGGTAAGGATCAGGCACTAACCGCAACCAAGAAGGAACTTGATGACCTCAAGTCCCAGGCTGCGGAACTCGCTCGCTGGAAGGCGGAGCAGGAGCAGTCCTCGATGACTGAGTTCGAGAAGGCGCAGGCGCGTATTCGAGAACTGGAATCGAAGGCTGCTGCTGTCGAGGCTGCGGCACGCGAGGAGCGCCTAGCAAAGGAGTTCCCACTCGCTCATCAGTTTCAGAAGGACACAAGCGGTCTGGATGAAATCTCACGCATCGCTGCGCTAGAGAAGTTCATCCGCGACGCTGCCGTGGCCACTGCCCCTGTCGAGTCGGAGCCAGCGCCAGTAGATCCAAATAATGCGCGACGGGCAACCGCTGCGCCAATTGTCAAGCCCGATTCCAAGAGTATCAAAGAGAAACTCGCGGCATTGGGAAATCCATTCGCTGAGTAAAGGAGTAGCATAAATGGCTACCACAACGACCAGCACTACGGGTTTTGCAGCCCTCGTACAGGAACTTGTTTCTGCCCGAGCGCTCGAGGAACTCCGCGCACGTGCTGTACACGCGATGCCAGGGCTTTACGTCCCTGCTCGCTTCATTAAGGGCACGAACACCCTCCGCTACGCTCGTTACGCTGACCTCGCGGTCAACACGACGCCGCTTACGGAAGGCGCCCCACCTACTGACCAGGAACTGACGATTTCGTCCGAGTTCTTTACTGCTGTGCAGTACGGCTCGACGGTCGCAATCTCCGACCTGGCCAACATTGACTCGCCACATGACCTTGTCAGCATTGCTGCCGAGCGTGTAGCGTATCAGGCAGTTCGCTCGATGGACCAGATCGTCCGCGATAACATCCACAGCACCGCTCTCACGAGCGCTGTCTTTGGTGCTACCGCTTCGGGCACGCTGACCCAGAACGCCGCCAACAGCGCAGTTGCTGCTGCTGGCCTCCTGAACGGTGCCTTTGTCAAGCAGATCGTTGCTCGACTTAAGGGTGCCAACGTTCCTCAGTTCGCTGATGGCACGTATCGCGCAATCATCCATCCTTCACAGGAGTATGACTTGATCAGCGATACGGCTGTAAACGGCTGGATCGAGTCGCGCAAGTACGTGAACAACACCGACCTGCTTACGGGCGAAATCGGTATGTTCGCTGGCGTGCGCTTCATCGTGTCTTCGGACGCCAAGGTCTACGCGACCGCTGGCGCTTCGTCAGGCAACGTGTACGCCGCAACTTTCCTTGGTCCTGACGCCTACGCAATTGGCGACAGCCAGACCCTCCAGTCGTACTTCGTTGCGCCTGGTGGTGACCACACCGACCCACTCGCACAGAAGGCGTTGGTCGGTTACAAGATGCGCTTCGGCTCCCTCCTCCTCGATGAGGCAGGCGCTCGTTATCGCATCGTCAAGACCCAGGCTACGGTCGGAGTCTAATCGGTTAGGGCGCCGATACCCCCGCCTGGTCCCATGGACTGGGCGGGGGAGCCCTGCTAGAATCAACGGAGAGGCCTGCCAGACGAGCAAGGAGCCTCGAAAAGGGTCAGGGTGGTACCTAGATACCCCCAGAGGGTCGAATATGCTGAAAGTCCTAGTTTGGGGACACGTCGAGGACGGTCCTTGCGCCTACTTCCGTGGGCACCAGTTCACCGAGGAACTCAAGAAACTCGGAGTTGAATACAGAGGACTGAACAAGGTCAATTTCAACGTTAAGCCTGGCGGCGAAAAGATGCTAATGCCAGAAGCCTTCAATAAGGGATTCATTGAGTTCGACTCCACGGACGTTGACTGGGCTGACGTCGTGGTCTTCCGACGATATTACAACACAACGCTCTCCTGCGTGGATGAGAACTGCCCATTTGTTACATTTTCGTATCCTGATGCAATCAACCATCCGCATGGTTGGAAGGAACGAGACCTCATTACCCGCCTGCTCTGGCCAGCATTTAGATTTGCTGCCCACAACAAGGCGATTGTCTACGAGACCGACGACGACCACTTCAACATCAAAGACTGGAACGGCTACAAGAAGGACGTCCTTCCAGAATTGTCGATGATTGAAGAGATGGCCCAGCGTGCTGATCTGGTCACTACATCAACAGATGTTATCGCAAAGCGCTACGCACGATTTAACGACAACATCAGGGTTATTCGCAACGCGGTTGACCCAGAACTCTACAAGGCAACTGCCGAGCGCCCAGTATCGGACAAGCCGCGCATGGTGTACTACGGTAGCACCGCTCGCATCCGCGACTACGCTGGGTTCCCAGAGGGTCCACGCGGCAAGATCGTTGGCGGATACGCTGGCAAGGCAGTCGAGGATCTCAAGAAAGAGATGACCCGCGTCTTCATCGGCGTTAATCCTGGAACCGAAAACATCATTACCCCGCTCTTTGACGAGCAGGTTCCCTACGTAGAAGGCATCGCCAAGTTCTGCGAGACGCTTGCGAACAGTCACCCAGACATCGGCATTGCGCCGCTGATGGGCGACGACTTCGACCAGGCCAAGTCAGAACTTCACTGGTTGGAATACGCCATGGTTGGCGGTGCGTTCATCGGAGAACGAATGCGTAACGGTGGACCCTACGAGGTAGTCCGAGACGGCGTTGACGGACTGCTTGCCCGTGGTCGTGGCGAGTGGTACGAGGCGATGAAGAAATTAACACGCAGCAAGGATTTGCGAGAACAACTCGCAGGTGCGGCGCGTGAGCGTGTGCTAAAGGAATATCACTACAAAGATCGAGCAAAGGAATGGGCTGACGCCTTCAAATGGGCAGCCGAGAATAAAGGCAAAGGAGCCAAGATCGCATGAGTACCACATTTTCAAGCCTTCTAACCTCGCTGAGGCTGTCGCTCCGTGACCCAAACGGGACGACGTGGTCAGACGCCCAAGTCGGCGAGTTGATCAACCGTGGCATCGACGCCATCGGCTCCGTGTACCCGAACGAGACCATTGACTCGGTTGCGTTTACGCAGCCAATCAACGGCTCCATGTTTACCGTTGCTCTAACCACCGTGTCTTGGCCAATCCGCGTAGACGTCTACGACGGCGACGGGAAGTACCGAGAGACAGTCTACCCAGCAAACGGCGAAGGACCAGACTCTGGCTGGGAGATCCACGCAGGTATCCTGTACCTGCCGACTCGCTACACCCTAGCGGTTGGTGAGGGTACCTTTAAAATCTTTGGATACGGAGACTGGACACAGATCAACACCGCCCAGACATCCTCGATTACCAACCTTGACGTTACCGCCGCGAACGCGGTCAAGGTGTTCGTTGAGGCCGAATCCCTGTCCATGCTCACGTTCGACCGCGCACAATTCCAGCAGTGGCAGGTTGGGTCTGGTAACTCAGACGTTACCGCCCTCGGCATGAACAACCTTGCGATGAGCGCCCAACAGCGCTGGCGCCAGGAGAAGGCTCGTATCCGCCGCTTCCGAAAGAACGGTTAATCATGGACTTTAGCAAAGCGATCCAGATCGCTACTGGCACTGCGTCCACCGCCTTCATCAACCTCAATAGCATTACGGCTGCCCCGACGGTTGGTACGCCATTCTCTGGGTACCTCGTAGAGAACGTCTCTTACGCAAACGCTGGCATTGGTGGATTCACCGAGGCCCTAGCCCAACGCGACGGCGTTGAGGCCGACATTGCCTTGCTTGGGGCACGTCAGGTCCAGATGGTCGTGCAGGTTTATGGCTCTAGCCTGGCGGACTTCTACGACAAACTCAATGCGCTCAACGGTTCTATGCACCCATACCCATCTTACGCCACATCCGACGACGGGTTCCGAGAGTTGCGCTTTGTTCAGCCAACCGCTATCACGACGTCAAACAACACTACTGGCTTGCTCAACTTGCTGATGAAGGTTCGCCCTACGGCGCTGCCATCGTACCAGTTGAACAACGACACGGTTAGCCCGCAGACAAGTGACCGAGGCGTCTCGACCCGCGCCTCGGTCACTCTATTCTCCAAGGACCCTCGCAAACTGTCGCAGTCGACTCGGACTGCCTCGCTCAACGTCTCGGCGTCAACGTCGACGACCTCGACCGTAGCAAACGACGGGAACTACAACGTCTACCCAGACGTGACGTTCGTCAGCACGCATGGCAGTACGCAGACGGCGACCATCTCGACTAGCCTGTTCACCACGTCGCTGGTGATCCCAGCAAGCACGACTGTAACAATTAGTGGTGACGAACGCACGGTTACCGCTGGCGGTGTTTTACGAATGGATCTCGTCCTTGCTGCAACGACCATCCTGCCGTACATGGTTGCTGGCGACACGACCGTAACGGTCAGCGCTCTAACGTCTACTACGGTTTCCCTTGCATACAAGGAGGCTTGGCTTTGAGCGATCAGAAGAAGTTCCGCATTACGCTTTGGCAACTGGATACAAGCACGGGCTGGAGAAGTTCTAGCGCCAAAGCCGTCGTCTACGACGCCATGTCTATTGGTGTTAACGAGAACGCCAACGACGTCGGATCTGCCTACTGGACGCTCAACAATGACCATCCTCAGATTAGCAAGTTTACCCCACTCGAGACGCATTATGAGATCGCTCGATGGTCGCTCGCGCGCAGCCGCTGGGAGTTCGTTGCTGCTGGTATCCTAGACGACTACAATGTTACAGAATACCAGACCACGTTTAGTGGACTAGATTACATGGCTGTAATGAACCAAATCTTTACGCCGTTGAGCAATATTACGTTTGCCAGCGTTAGCCCCATCAACCCGAACCTTGCCACCGTCCAAAAGACGACCATCTTCAACTCAACCGACGGCGTTGAGGGAACCGACCAGGTGTTCGGTACTTCCTTTGACATCAACGGCAGGGTAAACTTTGACGTTATTGACTCAATGACTGTTTCGTCAGCGACAGTCTCCGCTTATGCAAACACCACAAAAACCATTAGCATTACCTCTGGAACATCTACGTACACCGCATCGGTGCAAACTCCCTATGTCCAGTTGACATACAGCCTAGAGTGGACTGGCGCAACATCGCTTTCTGGGGGTGCTACTGGTACTTTC